TAAAATCTACTGGGTGCTTTTCCACTTTATCCGTCATGGTTATGCCACTCGTGTTTCCGGTAAGCCATCATAGTCAAATTTTTCCAGCGTTTTCGCTGTCTTCTGCGTGTGTTTGGCTATTTGATAATTTCCCGCTTCCAGCCGGTCAATTTTCGCATTGAGTTTTTTGATCTCGGCAAGAAGCTCCGAATTGTCCCCGCCCTTCACAGTTGCCGGGTAACTGGCAAGTGGTGACACGACAAGTTCAGTTCCGTGTAAGGTCGCCTCGTATCCGCTAGTCGGCCCGGTTGCGATTCCGCCTTCAGCAAAGCGCTTTGGTCTGTATTGCTCGTTTATTACTGACCATAGAGGATCGCTTGTACCGTACGGGTTAAGAAAAGATGTTGCTCCGGCCACTGTCCCGCCCGGATTGTAAATTGTCCATGTTGACGCACTTCCGTACCCGACCCCCGTAGTCAATACTGTATATTGCCCCGTGTTTGCAGCCGTCTGTTGTGTTGCTGTCCTGATAGCATCAAACACCGATTTTAACGGGTCATCTGGGTTCCACAAAAGATTTCCGTTGACGGTTGTTGTTGACGTTCCGGTGCCGGTCAAAAGCGCCTGTAATTGAGCCGTGCTTGCGTCCGTTGCAAGGGCTGCTGAAACTATTGTCTTGAAGTCGTTGACCTGTTTTGTGGCGAGAGCGATGGCATTAGCATCCGTACTTCCAAGCGCCGCCGTAACCGTTGCAGCCAGAGAATTGGCCGTCTTCATAGCAAGGGCCACAGCGCCTGGATCGGTTAATCCCAGCGCAGCGGTGACAGTTGCAGCGAGGGTGTTTGAGGTATTCAAGGCAAAAGTTCTTGCCGTTGCATTAACGGTTCCAAGTCCTGCTGTTATCGTTGCGTTGATAGTATTTACGGTCTTTGTCGCTAATAAAAGCGCCGTGGAATCAACAGTTCCGAGAGTTCCCTTGACTGTAGTAATGTATGTATTAGCAGATTCTAGTGCCAGCTTCAGAGCAGTTGCGTCAACTGTTCCCAATGCTGCGTTAACTTTTGTCAAATATGTGTTTGCGTTTGTGAGCGCAAGGGTTCTGGCCGCCGGATCAACAATTCCCAAGCTTGCCATAACCGTGGTTAAATAATCTCCCGCCGCTGTAAGAGCTAATTTTCTGCTTTCTTCGTCTGTTATACCAATCGCGGCTTTGACAGTAGCAAGATAATTTCCTTTTGCGTCAAGGGCAAGGGTCTTACTAGCTTCATCTATGGCCCCTGCCGAAGCAATAACCGTTGCAGCATAACTCCCCGCTTGAGTAAGCGCTAATGTCCGGGCGTCTGCGCTGACGGTTCCAAGTCCTGCTGTTATCGTGGTGATTATTGTGTTTATCGTATTAAACGCCAATTTCCGGGCGTCTGCGTTGACTATTCCGAGGGATGCTGTTATCGTTGCCGCAATGGTATTTGTCGCCGTAAAAGCAAGCCTTCTTGCATCAGCATCCACAACCCCAAGAATGCCGTTGATCGTAGTATTAAGAACGTTTGTTGCGGTCAGGCCAAGATAACGAGCCGTTGCGTCCACCGTTCCGACAACAGCATTGACAGTGGTAAGAAACGTGCCTGCTGCCGTTAAAGCAAGCCTTCTGCTGTCCGTGTCGGCAATCCCCATAATGGCATTAACTGTGGTCGCATATTGCCCGGTTGCGGTAAGGGCAAGCCTTCTGCTTGCGTCATCCACGATCCCAAGCGAGGCGTTGACAGTGGTTAAATATAGACCTGCTGCGGTTAATGCAAGTTTCTGACTTGCGGCGTCGGCCAGACCCATTGCCGCATTCACCGTTGTTTGATAGGTTCCAATGGCAGTTATGGCAAGTCTTCTGCTTTCGTTGTCTATATTTCCGGCGATAGCGTTGACAGTAGCGATATAAACCCCAGCACCATCAATCAAGACTCTTTTAATCGGTTCGCTTACCGTGGAATCAAGACTGGCCTGAAGCCATATCTGATAGTCCTTCGTCTGTTCAGTGATAAGCGTCCGCAAATCATCAGGGATTCCCGTTGAATTTGCGACAAAGGTTATGACTTGGGATAAATCGAAAATGGCCTTTATCCCTACAGCGTCAAGACTCTGTGCTGCCGTGGCTGTGCTTCCGGTGTTCGTTTCAATCCTTTTTAAAAGTTCAATATTTGAGTCCAAGTCCACAACAGGGGATAAGCTGGAAAGCTCATTCTTCACGCCTGCAATTATTCTTGCAAGATCGGTTGAGCTGCCTGCCGTCCTTGTGGCTGCCGTAATGTAGGCCCCGGCGCTCTGCGTAATCCGGCCATACGACGTTGCGTTGCCTGATCGTGCGCCTGCAAGGTCTGCCCTGTATGTATTCGATGACCCGCCAGTAACACCAAGCGAATTAATAAAGTCATTGATCGTTTGTCCCTGGCTTATGACCGTTCTTAAAGAGTCGGCCCATGTTTTGACGGAGGCATCCTGAGCATCAGCCAGGTCTTTAGCCGCCTGGGCAGCTTCCTTACTTGCCTTTGTAGCTTTTTCCTGTGCTGTGGCAAGGTCTTCAAGATAATAAATATGGCGTTGTAAAAGTTGTGACGATTCGTTAAGGGCGGATAATTCCATCAAGCGTTTAGCCGTAAGCGCCGCCTCTTCATGCCCGGTGAGTTCTAGAATTTGAATATTCAAATCAATGTTCTTGTAGGCTATTTCCTTTTGTTTTTCCGCCGCTTCAATGGCCGCTCTTTCAGCTTCTTCCGCCGCTTCAATGGCCGCTCTTTCAACTTCTTCCGCCGCCTCCTTCGCTGCCGCTGCCGTGTTGTCGGCTATCTCTTGCAGTTGACGGACGTATTCTTGCGCCGCCTGATAATTCCCACCAAAACTTATACCACCAACAAAATACACGGATGTTGAAGATCCAATGGAACTGCTTGCGCTTGGGGCTGTTATTGCTTTTTCAGATTCATCCGCAACAAAAGAAAAGCCGTCGCTTGCCGCCTCTTTGATTTCTTCCATAACCTCTTTAAACTTGTCGGCATACCGCCGGATACGATCAATCATTAAATAAGTCGCGTCCTGATCGCTTTCCAGAATCATGGCGTCGGCAATCTGTTTGGCTTTCGCAACTTCGCTAAAAGCGGCTATCGCTAACTCCGCATATCTTCGTTCGCCTGTGGCATTGTAAAGTTCTTCATAAAGAGCAATCCGTTCATTTTCCGCCCGCAACTTGATGTTTCTCAATTCGGCCTGCTTCCAGCGTTCCAGTTCGATTTCTTTGATGCCGTTTTCCCGGTATTCTTGCAACCGCGTTTCCAGCGAGGCTATTTCAAATTCTTCAGTGGTGAGAATTGCTTTGTTGTATTCTTTGGTAAACTGTTTACGCACATGAAGTTGTTTTTCGGTGAGGGCAACTTCCTTTTCCGTTGCCGCCGCTGCGTTCTGGGCCGCGAGAACTTTCGCCTCTGCGACTTCCACCGCTGCCTTTGCTGCCTTCTTTCCTTCTGCAGTCAATGATTGCTCAAGTTGGATTCTCTTCCCCATAAGCCGCTCAAGCTCTTTATCAGAAGCATTATAGCGAGCTTCATATTCGATATTTGCATCCGCCGCACGCTCGAATCTCTCCGTTGAGCTTTTTACACCCAACGCGCGCCCTGGCCCGTAAAGGAGCATTTGAGCGGAGGTCATCGTCCCGCCCAATTTGTCCAGCAACATCGCAAAACGCCGGATTTCTGCTTGGATGTCAATCAGGGCAATTCTGAAATTAACTCCCCACGCGGTTATCTTGTCTTTGCTATCGCCACTCAATTCGCCGTTAAGATCAGTAATGGCTTCGGTAATCGTTTCGATGATTTCCGCCAGTGCGGGCGTAAAGGCAAGTCCGAATGCTACCTTGAGATTGTCTAGATGGCGCTGCAAGGATAGAACCTGTTTCCCTGCCGTCCCCATTGCCGCTTCATAGGTTCCGGCAATCATCTTGCCGGCATCCATAACAGCGTTCATTCTGATCTGCGATTTTTCGGCTTCGGATAATTGTGTTGTCACTCGACCTGTGGCTTTTGCCACATTCTGATAACTGTTTTCAAAGTTTACATTAATACCAATTGTACGCAGGATTTCCACTTGCCCGGACTGAATGCCGTAACCCATGCGCTGAAATGCCTCGGATGAATTGATGTTGCCGATAACCGCCGCATCCTGGGCGACGCGGGCCAGCTTGGATGACTGCGCAAGGTCAAGGTTTGCTTGAACCATACGCGTGAGGGATTGACGGGCTTCAACCATCGATATGCCGGTTTTTTCCAACCCCCTGGCAAAGGCTTCCATCTGCGCGCCAGAATATCCGGCGTTATTGCCCACAACCCGCATGACCACGCCTAACGTCTCATAACGCGCCGCCAACATGGTTGCGTCTTTAACGTATTGCGCCATTTTCAAGATGCCATAGGATGCCGCCAGAGCCTTCACCGCTGTTGCCATCTGGCCGAAACTTCGATTAGCCGATGCGGTAGCAGTTTCAACTTTCTTTGTTGTCCCTTCGACTTTAGCCGCAGCCGTGTCCAATGCAGCTAAATCTTTGGATGCCGTGACTGCGCCGGTGCTGTCAATTTTTATGTATAACGCGGCAATATCGTTGCTCATTTTTTATTGCTTTCCGTTAAATACGCATGGTCAATCCTTTTTATCGCTTCTATTTCCCATGCCGTGGGTTCTGTTCTCGTCAATTCTGCCCAAGCCTGTATCTCTGAAAACATGAGTGGCAATGCTCCGAACTCCGCATAACCCCTGCCTCCGGACAGTTCACAAAAATAACCCCACAGATAATGCAGGCAATCCGGTATGGATACTGGGATGAGTTGCTCCGGCATGTTGCCTGTCTGTCTGTAAACGCTCTCAAGATGATCCCTCAATGTTGCGCCGTCTTTCTGCCGGGCATTAAGCGCGAACTCATGCTCGGCATACTCGACAAGCGAATCAATCATGCATTGATAAAATTTGCGCGGTCACCTACTGCTATGTCAACCTGCTCTTTGATCCACGGGAAGCGTTCATACAACGCCGCGGCATTGTCCTTTGTGCATGGCAGTTCTTTGCCTTCAACAGTAATGGTCGTTTTTTCGCCCTGCCGCCATGATTTTGTCACCGCGGCCAAAAGCTGAATGCCGTCCGCTTCGACCGACTCAATCGGCACGTTCGTATTGCGGAAACCGCCCTTGCTCATTTTCTCCATGCGCCGCTTCTGCTGTGCCCTGGAGACCTTCTGAAACTCATCGGAATCCTTGCCGAGGACTGTGATAAACAGACCTAAGTCCTCATTAGTTGCCGGGTTGTAAATGGATACCTCAAAGCCAATATTGCTGCCTTTTACCGTGTCCAGTGCCGCAAGGTCTATTGTCTTTTCTACGCGCTCTTTCATTATTTGCCTCCTGAAGTTTATAGGCGGAGGTTTAGCCTCCGCCCGGTTAATGGTTACTTTTTTTTCTGCGGATATTTGACCGTCATTTCTATCGGCCAACGATTTTCTTTTTTTGCCTGCTTGATTTTTTTACGTTGTTCATAGTTTGGTTTGCCAATAGTCAAAACTATATCAACGTTTGCCCCCTTCTGTGGCTTGCCCTTATAACGCCTTCGGGTTGCTTTCACGGTCAACTTATCGCTAACGTATTTTGTTGCCATGTAAGCATTGGTTACAAGAATCTGCTCAACTACTTCCGCACAAACTTTGCTTCTTTCATCCATTTTCGTTCTCCTTTCAGACCTCCTTAGAGGCCGCTCCCGACACTTCGGCCAGTCGGCTTGCCTAATTTTGTTTAACTCACCTTCGAATCCTGAATAGACATCGTTGTTGCCAGCGTGTCCGTCGCCGTTGCGCCGGTATCTGCGCCCGCGCTGGTATCGAATAAAGCGGTAAACGGCATGGTCTGCACTAACCCTTTTTCGCCATCGTCCTTGGATGCGCCGCCGACTTTAACGCGGGGCATGGTGAATGCAATAAAGTCCGCGGTCGCTCCCGTCCCCGTCGTAAACACGCAGTTAATAGATACTTCGGTTTCATTCAAGAAGTAGTCCCTGAACGTCGCATCCTCGAAGAATACTGTCATGTTGCCCTTGACGGCCACACGGCCATCGAAGATGTCCGGCTTCACATTAGACCCGACTACGGCTTCGCTGGAGAGGTTTCCGGCTACATCGAAGTCCAGACCGGTCAGAAGCGCAACCTTCGTCCCCTGAACATACAGCGCGCCATTGACAGCCGCAAGAACGCCGCCGGTAGCCGCCGCCACAACCGATGTAAAATACGGTGACGTTCCTCCTGCCTGATAATTGCTGTAATTCAGTCCCATAAGACCAAAGTCAACGGTTGCAAGTCCGGTCGCCGGCAGTTTTATGGCCATGCTGTTGACTTTGAGGTCATAAAATACCTCGGACAGGTCAACATCTGAAAAATAATGCTCAACGGCAAACCAATTCTCGGTATGTCCGGTCTGCGGTATCCAGGTCTTTTTACCGGTAACGGTTGTCGTAATGGACTGGCCCTTCGCCTCGTCAACAACCGCCACGCCATCAAGCATGATTCCGGTCATAACAGTAGCGGTAAGTGCAGTAATCATGAAGTTGTGGCTGTTGTTAGCCGTGGCCGTGAATCCAGAAAAACGCACCACGTCCCCAACCTTGAATCCATCTTTAAGCCATGAACCGCCAACGTCATCCCGCGTGAATGTGCCCGCCGCCCCCGTGGTCGAATCCGCCGCAACAGCTGAATTTGTCGCATCGGACACGCCATCCGCAAAGTTCTTGCGGAGAATGGCCGCCATAAGCAGATAGTAGGTGCCCGGCGACAATTCACCGGTAATACTGCCTTCAACCGACTGGACTCCATGCCTGAAGTCGGCTATCTGCCTGTCCGCCCGCATTTCGTTAGACTGATAGGTCTCTTTTGTTACGTTCAGTGAACTTGTCACGCGCCGCAAATACTGGGCTGTTGCCAGATCTACCGCCGGGATAGTTCCCTTCGTTGCCTGTGGCGCTAAAATTACTTTCTTCTCCACCCCACTAGCCATTGTTCCCATAATTATTCTCCTTATTAAAAGTTTTTGTTATGCAAAAATACTTGCAAACCATCTAATCTTAATGCTCACGCTCCACCTGTCGCCATCTACCCGCCCTTCGCTTATTTCCGGCGTCCGGTCTATAATGACTTTGACCGAATTATATGTTAATGTCGTGCCTCTCTTAAATGCTGTTCGGATTGCCTCTGCCTTGTCCGCCGCCGTCTTAGGCCCCGCCTGAAGCGGATAAAGAAGCGTCACTTGAAAGATACCCTGCTCTCTATAATAGCCGTCCCCCATCGTAGGGTTCGCTGGCGTGGCCGGCAACAGAAATACTTTTTGATATGGCACACCCGTAACCGGAGTAAAGGGCACATTCTCATACGCTGTTAAAATTGCCGGCGAGATCGTGTTTAAATGCGTTTCAAGCGCGATGCGGATTGATGATATGCTCACTTAAGCCCCCCCATCGCTTTTTGAACTTTATCCTGAAATTCAATTTCAGTCCTGCCAACAATTGCATACGGCCCAGGTGCTTGTAATTTGCTGTGACCGTCTTCCAAAGCTTGCGCATAAGGGACATTATTCGCATAATTATAAACATGACCGGCTGCATGCTCTGGGATTTTTGCTATCTCCCTTGCCAGCGCGCCTTCGTAGTCATGCCCCTCTATCTCATCTTTCGGCATTTCATCTATACCTAGTTGCCAGTTCGCACGAAAATGGCCGCCCACATACCCCTCCGGCTTGTTGTCGGGATTCTGCCACTTATCAGGATTGCCGACTGGTGATCTGTAATCAATAGCACTCATAATTCCCATGACAACTTGCTTGGTGACAAAATCAGCATTGTCGCCGCTCTTCTTTATAAATTTTTTAATATCCGCAGAAAAGCTCATTTTCCTTGACTTTCACAAAGCAAAACATTATAATCTCTCCTGTAAAAAAAGGAGGCTTCTTGAAATTTTTTGCCGTCACTATTGATAAATCCACATACGAGTTCGATGAAGAGGAAATCACAGAACTTACCGATTTTACCGATTCCGCGCTTGACCAAATCAAACTCATGGGGATTACAGAATGCAAGTCCTTTATATCTTTTTTTGATAATGCCGAAATTGTGGTTCAAAGGACTCATTAATCACGCCCTCAAATTGCATTCATATATAACGGTTGTCCCCGCTGGAGCTACTTCTTTCAGCGGTTCAACCAGTGTATAAGTCACGCCGCCCACCGTCACTGTGTCACCTAAGGCCGGAGCAGTCAAAGCCGACCCATCAGTTCTGAAGGCAGACAACAAAAGCTGCTTGTCGCCCACCTTAATCAACGTCCCGTCAATCTGCTTTGTGCCGTAATCAAAAATCGCGCCATAGGCCGATTGCGTTGATGTCCCCGCCCCAGTGAATCCGCCCGTCGTCGGATCATAAGTCCCCGCGGTAACTTTGGTCAGTGTTATGCTTTGGCCTTTGCCCTTCAACAGCCTGTTTGCGGTAGCCTGTAAGCGCGTGTAAAAGGTCATGTTCTTATGATCCTCATTGAGCATCCCCCGCCCCCCGCCAGCAGGTAAGGTGAAAGCATCTTATCTATGGCAGAATATCTCGCCTGCTGCGGACTGCTTCTGTCATACTCCACTTCTATTTGCCCAACCTTCTCGCGTATAACACCCTGCGACTGGTCGGCCAGCAAATCACCGGCGGACGCCCGAAGAGCTAACTCGGCGCAGGCATTCTTGACCTCTGTTGGCACGATGTCGGAGTCAACGGTATAGCCTTCGACAACAACACCATACCGCGGCCAGTCAAGAGCCTGTTCTTTGTCAACCTTTACACCCTGCCATTTGGAACGATATATTTGCCGCATAAAATCTGTAGCTTTGCGCAACGCGGCTTCTTTAAGCGCATCGGTTTCAGCAAAAGTCGGATGTGCCGCCCCTTGCTTTGCACTGATCGTCCCGTTAGACAACTCCTCGCCGAGGGTAAATGCGCCTGTGCGGTTTTTGACATAATAGGTCAAGGCGGTTACCTTTTCAGCGATTTCGCAGGTCTTTGCGCTTGTTGCCCCTGTTATCGTATCGCCTGCCGCCCATCCCGCGCCAGCCGGAGCCACGTCAAGAGTCATCAACTCGACAAAAACATCCCATGCCACATTGCCTCGCGCCGCGTGATATGCGGAGGCATATTCGACCGTGCAATATGATTCTGCGGTGGGGCTTCCTGTGCCTAATTCGACTTCAAGCGACATACTCTACTCCTTAATACACTTCACCTTTGGCAAACTGCCGCCAGTTCTGTGTTGTTATCGTGGATTCGCCGAACGAAATGTAATAGTAATCTGCGTCGGCGCACATTTCCCTGTCTTTGCCGGTAGTGCTGTCAACGCCGCTGCCCAGTGTCCCGGAGCCGAAGGCAGCATCTACCATTGTTTCCGTTGTTACAATGGCATCGCCCGACACGCCCTTGGTCTTGGCCGCCAGTGTCACGGTCGTTGCATCGCTTGCCGTTGCCGTAACCGTGGGATGAGCCTCCGCACAAGAATAGTCAGTGTCAGGCGTTCCTGTATGGTTGATGGCGTTCTTGAGGTTCGTCAGGGATGCCTCATTGGTCGCGCCGATCAGCACCTCACCCTCTACCGGTGTAAGGACTGCTTTGAAGGTGTAGGTTTTGGTGTCAATCGTAACCGTTTCCAGGTCTAGACCCCCGGTCAGGTATCCACCTGTTCCATCCCAATCAAGGTTTGTGCTGTCGGTACCTTTGGCGATCAGATTCCCCGCTGCTCCAAACTCCCTTGCCGTCACAGTAATCGCCGCCGTGTCCACGTCCGATGAAACAACATCGGCATGAGCGACGGTCCCGGTACTGTAGTTCGTCCCCTCGCCAGTCTCGCCCATGATGGCCAGGTAAAGGTTGTGCATCTGCTCCGTGTAATTCGCGCCGATCAAAACTTCATTCGGTACGGTCGCCGGATCGGTCGTCAGCGCTGTTTTGAAAGCATAGACCGTTTCCCCTATGGTCACTGTTTCACCGTCAGCCACAAGGCTTTCATTGCTCGTGAGCACTCCGATTGCCTTGGCCTGGTCGGTCGGGTTTGTACCACCGGAAGTCAGGGTGCCGGTTGAGGCCACGGCATTGACAGGAGTTTTTTCTGGCAGTTGGAGAATTGTTGGTGTCGCCTGTGCCTTATCGAGTTTGAGAGCAAGAGCATCGAAAACGCTGTTTCCGTCTGGGCAATGTGTTGTGTCTCCGTCTGTAATAGCCGAAGCAACAATCCCTGCCGCCGCTCCTGCCACATCATAAGCCGTGCTTGCCGTGTATGCGGCTGTCCCGAGTCCGAGAATCGTTTTAAATTCTGCGATTGTTTTTTTGACCCACGATCCGAACGGGTCTGGAGCCCCTACCAATATGTCGTTTTCTGCGATGGCGGACGAATGTCCTACGTAATTTGAGGAGTTTGTATAAGCCGCCGTGCCAAGCCCCAAAATGGCCTTGAATTGCCCTATTGTTTTCTTTACCCACGCGAACGGACTTGGCCCGGCAACGATAACATCATCCTCCGCCGTAGCCGCTATCAAATCACTTAATGTGTCAATGTTTGTGGCTGGTATAATATCCCACTTCGTTCCGACATCTGCATATGTGCCTGCCACCGTCGCATCTGTGTTACAAATCGCCATGTCTCCAACAGCAACCGTTGGGCCAGTCCCCCCGATTGCGCCTACTGCTGTGATCTTGTATAAATGCCCCCTGGAAGCCGCTGGAAAGGTAGCCAGAGCCGAAATCACTCCTTGATATGTGAGAGCATCAAGAAGCGGCAATAGCGCATCTACATAAGTTTTGACGGCTTTCTGTGTCGGCACTAACGAATCAGAGTTTGCTGCCAAGGTGCCATCATTATCAAGTTCTTTTGCCTCTGTAGTTATGGTCAACACCCCTGCCGTGCAGATAATTTCAAATCGCTCTGTCTGCGCGTAGGGGCCGAAAGTGAATGTCGCGCCGGTAGTGATAGCCGTTATACTTTGAGCATCCCCGCCGCCAGGCATTTTTGCCAATCGAATGGCCGATCCACTCGCGCCGGAGGCTGCGGCTATTGACAAGACCTGCCCAGCGGGGAGATGTAATGTCTGCTTTTCATTCGCATTCATTGTTTTCTGCTCCTTCTAATTTGCTTAATTGGTTTCAGGGGAGGATCCCCGGGATCAACCTGAATACCGGGCCTGGGTTCGCACTCCATTTCACATGCTTCTGCTTCAAAGTATTCTTCTTCACCCGGCTTCATCTTGTCCCGATATGTCGTGTAATATCCGGCATGGGTAGGATTGTCTGATTTGACCCTCACAAGCTCACGCATTTGTCCGTTGATATTGATGAATTTTCCCATAAAGTGCCCCCATTGTAAGGCAATGGACGGCCATGTTTCAGGCCGCCCGTCGCGTTAGTTAACCAGCTAAAATCGCTAAGTGCTCCGATTTTGTGCAAGCAACTCCCCAGGCAATTGCTATTTCGTAGCGAACCTGTCTGTATTGCAGGTACTTGGATACTTCAAAGCTAAGGCCGCTGCGGGGATCGGTGATCGTGGTGCGGTCAACGCCCATGTCGCCGCCTTCGGGGAGGGCAGGCATACGAGTTGCCAGAACAATGGCAGAACGTGCAAAGGCCATATTGCGGTTTGACTTTTTGTAAACCGAGATGGCCGGAGAATCTTCGGCGGTAATCGCTACACGCAGGCCGGGTTCAGCAATGACGAGAGTTCCGCCGCCTGAAACGTCCGCATCGCCGGTTACAACGACATAGTAATTTTCATCGCCGTCAATGCTGATAATGTCTCCAGCAGCGATATTGCCGGAACCGGCACTAGCCAGGTTAATTGTCGTCGCACCAACCGCATGTGCAGCCGTGCTTACTGTCGCAGTCGCTGCCGCCGTGCCGATGGTCGGGTCTTCAATCTGCGCGGACTCGCGAATCTGAAAGCCTGCCGCGTTGATGAGAACGCCCTGTGTCGCCATGTCCTGCGCGGATGGGATGGTAGTAGTGAGCTTGGCCAGTGAACGCAAGGCCGCGCCTTCGGTAGTGCCTACAACCAACTTGAGTTCGGATGTCGGTGCGCCATTGTCCAATAAAACCTTGAGTATATTAGCCGCATCGGTCAAATCAGTAGAAAAAATGGTAGAAGATTTCGGTGCTACTGCCCGCGACGCCTTCACATACAAGCCTGCCAGGTCTGATTCGATTTCGTTGCACAGCGTTCTCATGCCTTGTGCGAACTGGTCACGCATCAAGGTGCGCACGCCTATACCACCAGGGCTGTTCATCTGTAATGACTCTTCACCCTGCCAACGGATAGGCGTATAGCGCGACTTGGTAATGGCAAGAGAAATGTTGCCAATGCTCTGTTGCCCATCATCGGGCGGAGTAACATTGGCTTTCACGTTTCCGGCAGTTGCCGCAGGTGCGACCGAACTGTAAACAGTCTGGCCGATTGCCGCGCGCGCAAGCTGGCTGTCTCTGGTTACGGATGGGATTAACCCCACCAATTCTCTCGACACAACGTCAAGGGCTTGATACAAAGTCGGGATTAAATCTGTTAAAGTGTTCGGTGTTGATTCTGCCATGATAATTTTCTCCTTTTTTAAGTGTATTTTAAATAAAAAAAGCCGAACCCTTGAGGTCATGTAACCCTTTAGGTTCGGCTTCGCCTTTAAGTCCGATACGCCTTGCGTCCGGCTATTTTCTTATATTTTTAAAGAACGAACTGTTTATGCTGCGTCCGTCACATTGCCGCCTTCGGCAATGAACTTGACTTTGGCACTTGCGTCAAGACCATCGAAGGCAGTCCTGGACAATGTCTTTGCCCCGGCGCCCTTGCCATTGCCTCCCATTGCCCCTCCGCCGGTATTCTGCTGCGCTGCCACGAAATACTTGCCTTCGTCGCCCTTTGCCCACTCGCCGACATAATCGGCAAGAGGCTTTTCACCCACTTTGGCAATCCGGTTCTCGCCCTCGGCGATTAACTGGACCTGCCCGGACAACATGGCTTTCGCAGCGCGCAAATGAACGGGGTTAGTTACACCGGCTTTGGTTAAGGCATCCGTCAGACCGTTATCAACCAGAAGCCGGTGAGTCAACTGCGACTCGCTCTCATAGGACTTCTTGACTTTTTCTGCCTCGGATGTCGCCGTCTTTAATGCCTTTGCCGTCTCCGCAAGCTTAGCCTGCGTAGCTTCAAGCTCCGACTGCAAGGCAGCGTGGTCGGCCGGATCAATCGTGGCATCTTTTTGTGCCTTCTTAAGTTTCGCAAGCAGTTCGACGTTCTTGGCCTTAAGCCCTTCTGTCGCCTCTGCAATAGCGGCCTCTACCGCCGTTTTTATTGCCGCTTTTACTTCGGCATCTTCTAAATTTACTGCCATTGTTTACCTCCCTCTTGTTGGGGCCTTACCCCGTTGTGGATGACATTGCCATCCATTTGTTGTTAATTGTGAACGCTAAAAAACAAAAAGTCAAGATAAATTTTTAGCGCTTCTTTTTCGATGCGAACACGGCAAGACCTTGCTTTGTCGCACTACTCGGATAGGCATAATTTATCAACCCACAATATCCCTCACGTGGCATAAGTCGCTTCCATAGGTTTTTCCTATTTCCACGAATCCACCCTTCACCATCCGGCATTTCCACAGAATACGCACCCTCCATCTTCTGTTGGCCATCCCATTGCCACATCATGCATGAAGAGGCAATACATAAGCAATCAACAGTAGTTCTTTTAATTGTTATTACGTCTTTTACTTTGCCTTCCCTTTCATCAAACCAATGCATTATCGGACAACTTTTACCCTTAGCTTCTTTTTCTGTCATCATAGCCTCCTTAATTGTTTTAGCGTCAATTCCCGACCTTCGCCGTCCAAAAGTTGTGAAAGTGAAAGTTTCCCATCCCTCCAAAGCTGCGCCCTGCCCTTGCCCAGCATTTCATCCTGGTATTCTTGATCGTGCATCTTCAAGAACTGGTCAAAGGTAGTTTTGCGGTCAATCGGCCCCAGGTCGGACGCCCGTTCGCCGGTGTCCGGCAGTTCAGGCAGCCCCTTGATCCCCATCTCTTTAAAAGTCTTTGTAATTGGTGTTAATACGGATCTGCATCCGAAATGGCGCGGCGGACCTCCATTAAACGGCAAGGTAGTCCCGTTGATTGGATTGCCTGCCAAATCCCACTCCGCGCCTGAATACGCTATGCAAATCTGCGTAGTTTTATGGTCAAAAGTGCTTAATTGACGCACCCCTTTTATGACATCGCTATTTGCCCTGTAAGTGGCACGGGCGGCATCTGCGGATACCTGCATGACAGAGGTATGCACAAGGGCAAAAGAGTTCTTTCTGGCCTCCTCGAACAAGCCCGGTATGCCAAGTTTTTTTGAACCGGCAATCCGCCGGACAATTTGCTGCATCGTCTCACCCTGTGCAATCCCCTGCCGGACTTGAGCAGAGAACTTGAAGGCCATGTCATCGCTTTGCTTTGCCCACCATCCGGACGATGGCGCCCCAGAGATTAGCGAATCGCTGATCAGCGACTTCATGACCGCGGCTGTCGGCAACGATGCCTCCAGTCCCACGGCGACAAGTGGCTTGATCGTGGCTTCGGCTTCAACCGCTGCCAAACCGTCGAGGTCGAGCTTGGTTTGAATTTCGTTGTAGCCCTGCTTGATGATGGCATTACATTCAGTAAGCAGCTTCTTGAGCCGGTCTCGCGAGAAATCAGTCACATCCCCAGTCCGGAGCTTCGACACCAGTTCTTTTCGCATATCAATCAGGATGGCCAGGACTTTCTTCTTCTCGCCGGCAGAAAAACGTTGCAAATACAACGAATGCGTCAGAGCTTTGTCCGCCAGGTAATTGTCAAGGTTTTGCGCCATTTAAAGCCTCGTTGTTGTTTTGGAGCGCGACGGATTCATAAATCCAAACAACAGGAATAATAAAATTATGTTCCCTTAATGAATTACAACAATTTTCTATTGTCGTGCCTGTTGTCGCAATATCATCAAATATGATAATGTTTTTGCCTTGCACGTTGTCGCTTAAAGTGACTTCCTTTTCTTTGTAATTATGAACATCCCTGGTTTTTTTTACATTAGGCTTGAATAGTTCGCACGAAATAATCCCTAATTTGTCCGCAATTCTATCAGCAAGTAAACCGGCAAAATAATAATTGTTATCTAAAGAATGCCCACGCGGTGCCGCCGTGCATACTGAATTATAATCAATAAACTTGCCAAATAATTGTGCAAGTAAGTCCGCTGTTTCACCGGCAATAGCTTTTATAATTTCAATATCAATATCTGTTTTAATGTTTTTGATGGCAGTTATGGCGTTTTTTTTATCATTATTAAAGCGTCTCACTGATAAAAAACGACATGACCGTGTTTTGTTTATTGCGGGATGATACACAGAATAGTTATTTAATAATTCAATGTTTCCACCGACAGACACAGATGAATTAATGCCTTCTTCCTCCTTCAGCCAGTCATCCGGCAAATCAACTCCCCAGTCCACAAGCGGGAGGTCGCTCCACTCATTTGCCAGAATGTCAAAGTCGAACTCGCCGTTTGAAATATTGTCACGGATGATTATTTCGCGTTCTTTGGCCTCTGTAAGCCCTTCAATCAGGTAGGTAGGCACTTCCTTTAGCTTCAGTGTCTTTGCTGCCTCATAACGCTGGTTTCCTGCGATAATGACAAGCTCTCCAGTTCTGTTCGATAAGATAATAGGCCGAGCCTCAAAATACTCCTGATTGTCGCGGATGGAGTCACAAAGCGTTTTGAACTGCTTATCCCGTATAATACGCGGATTGTTCGGCAACTTCTTCAATTCTGTGAGTTTACGATATTGCATTACTCACTCTCCATCTCCGGCATCCGCGGCCCCTCGCTTCCGATTTGTGCCTGCATTTCTTCAAGCGTCAGATCACTGGCGATAAGCTCCGCCTTCTGGAGGCTGTCAAACAGCACTTGCATGGATATCGCGCCGGTCTGCCATGCAGACACAAGTGCCGTCAATTCTTGCGGGGTTATACTTGGTGACAAAAACTCTTGGTTAAGCTCAACCTTGCATTCTGCGTCTGATCCGGCCCACCTGCTGAATAGGGTCAATGCCTGCGTCAATGCGCGGCTGATCGTTGAGGCAATAGAGGATAGGATAGAGCTTTCACCCGCCCGATGAATCTGCGCCGTCTGTGCCGTCTCCGTAGCCTTTTTCTCTGCGGTCAAGAGACGCGCCCCCAGCACCGCCATCTGCTGTTCTGTCCGCTCCAGTTCTTCGACGATTGACGAAAGCCCCTGCCCTGTGTATTCCAGAAAATAGGCCTTTGCCTCTGTGTCTGTAAGAACAAGAAAACTCTCCGCGCCTATATAAAGTTTTTCGTTTTCGTTTTTAGGCCGATAGCCAGTAATGACGCCGGTGGGCATGCCGGTAAAGTGCAGGCCATGTTTATGGTCTGCGCTCATGCGGTAGTGGTCAAGATTGAGGTCGGCCAAGTCAATCAATGGCGGTATGTCAATGTCAGGTGTCGTATCGTCCACGGCGAGAAAATAGAATGGTATAAAATCAAGCGGCTTGCCGTTCATTAGTGGATAAATGTCGCCGCCGACTTGTTCATCCTCGCCCTTATCGTTAATGCGAAACACCCGGACGCGATAAGCGCCAGCAGACAGGTCCAGCACCCGGTAACGCTTTTCTGTCTTATGCTCAAACTCACCGCCTTCCAGCGCGGCGTCCTCGGTAAGCACTACCAGCGTCAAAACGGTTTTGTTGTTTATCCATGCCGTCTTCCAGTTGATAATGCTCTCTGCCGCATATCTCTGCATGACCGGCCGTAGGTTCAGCTTTGCGGCTTCGGCTGCCGTCATGCCTTCAGTGGACATCGTTGGATAGTCAACGAGTATGCCAACACGGCCCACGGTAAGAGACTCCATCGCTATCTGCTGGGCAAAGGTAGCAAACGATTTGCCGGACATCGTGACATCTTGCAGGAGAGGCTTGATAGACTCGGCAGTCTCAATAACCGGCGGACGGCGAAACAGCATTCCGGTCAAGGCTTCCACCGTCTTCCAAGTGGCGTTGAAAAACTTTGCCCTTGTCTTGTAGGCTTCGTAATCAGCCGTTGACTGTTCTTTCAGTGCCGGCAGGTATCGCGTTCCGGCGGCCTTTACCGCATCAGTTCCTGCTACGGTGTCTCGCATTCGAATCCACTTATCCGCCATCGCATCATATTCTGGGTGTGTTGTGCTTACCTGGCTTTTTGACTCCATTGTGTTCTCCTTTACAATTTCTTAATTTCGATGCCTGGGAAACGCCATCGGACATCCTCTGTAAAGCGTTTTGAATTGCTTGTCTCGGATTATCCGTGGGTTGCCTTCCAATTTTTTAAGCTCTGTTAGTTTGCGGTATTGCATCGCGCCCTCCTGTGTATGCGAATTGTAACCCGTGGCTTTGCCGCCAGTTTCCATTACAAACCCGGTATATGCTGCTAAAACATATCCCAGTGTCTCTAGATGCCTCCATTGCTGACAAATACGTTCCGATAAGATTGCCATCCCGAAAAGCATTGACGCCGCGCCCGTTTGAAAACACTCTTTTGCTATGGGTTATCCGCGCTTTTGCCGTTGCCTCTGGGCTTTGCGGTATCCCATATTTCGGATTATTCGCGCCCTTGACGTCATGATGGGATTCGATCATTTTCTGAATCGTTTCCGGTTTGTGCTTTTTGCCCCAGTTCGGGCTTTTCCCGTACATAGGATTATTTTCTCCGGAAAGTGCGATTGACATTCTCCGTTTATAATCGTCGTCATAATGGATATTCATCGAAAGTCTTTTCTCACTGAGGGCCTTCCGTTGTTCTGGACTTTTTACCGTTCCAAGATTTGACCCGGCGGTGGGTGACATATTAAAGGCCGGGCGCATAGCATCAATGAAAAATTGTTCAGCTTCAATAAGCGCCTCTCTTGTTTTCTCTGTTTCACATAAGACGGCGCACCCCAGAGAATTAAGGCCATGTTTATTGTAAAAGTTCTGCAAATGCCTACTGTGGTGCCTGTTTGCCTTCAAATCGGCAAAGTGTTCTCTGAACCGTTTCGCTATTGACGCGGCGCTGCCAACATAGACCCGATCATCTAAGCGGCTGAATATCACATAAACGCCGCTTGTCTTGCAGGTCATTGTTTCATCAACTACAATCTCGCGGATAGACATCATATCAGGGAACTCTTGAAGCGACTTGACAAGTATTTCCATTTCCTTATTCCCAATTCGGCGCGGGTTGTCGGGATTCAATTTTAACGAGGATAGTTTCATCGTTTGAGTTTTTACTTCCACGCTTCTCTCCTTTAGATGCCTGTTATCTTCATCCGGATCATTGGCCTAACTATTGGACATTCATACGCAATTGGATAGGATGTTGCGTCATTTTGATGGTCAAAGCCGGTTGTTTTATCCGGTTCGCCCGAATCATCATACGCCTGCTGCTCAAGACATCTCGCAACGGTCGGACACGCCTGCGCATTAACCCATAACCGCCCTATTTCGAACTGTTTATTGGTGGCTAAGACACGGTCGCGGACAAATGGATTTGTACTATTAACGCGAATTGAGAAACCAGCTTTTTCGAGGAGAGCAAAATCTGATTTGCTTGCATCAAGCGTATGCCTGCTTCCGCCAGTAGCATCTGGGTAAATAAGAATGCGCCTGTCCTTATCGCCATCTGCATGACGCCATCGTTCGGTGATAAGGCGCACCATTGCCGGCGTATCGAACACATCGTGGAGTTCTGCGACGGCATGAAATCCGTTTGCCCGCTGGACATAGACTGTTGCCGCGCCTTTGCCAACATTGAAATCCAAACCAATGAACAAAGGCTCTCCGGTCTGTATTGTTTCTGATGAGGCGCACCTCTCGCGGTTGTACGCATAAAATACAGTGCCCGACGTTAAATTTACGAACCGTCCCATTAAATAGGCTTCAATGAGTTCTTTCGGATATGCCTCTATGAGCGACGGGATATAATCGTCAGGCAAATACTTTGCATTCTCATACGTGGACGCCTGAACAAGCGCGTGTGTTTTTTGTAGTTCGGGATTTTCTTGAAGAGACTGAACGAATTTCTTGTGGCAAAACCGAAAACCCTCTGGGGTAGTTGCGACATCAATACCGTTCTTCACCCCAGGCAGATTGTATCGCAGCCGGGCGATTATCTTATTCCAAGCTTCCTCGGCCTTGTTTGTCGGTAGCGTGTCAAGTTCATCAATTAGGGCATGCCCGATCTTGAAACCGATGATGTTTCCAGGCTTGTCCATCGACCGGCAAATTGTTGTGCCACGGTATTGTCTCCCAGAATAAAAGGCAGCTTCGTGGACGCTCTGTTTAATCTCCACGGTCATACCGAAAGCGAAGGCGACTTCCTCTATTGTAGGATAAAAAATATCACGAATCATCCCATAGGTGGGGCTGAAGTAACCTTGATTAACTTTCGGATGTTCAAGAAAATTAACGCATTGCGCCATACACCCGACCCAAGTTTTACCGCCACCGTAACCGGCGCAAAACATCCGGAACCTCTGCGATAGTTGCAAGAATTTTCCCTGTGGAATGTTTGCGGTCGGCTTAAATATCATTTTTCGACGCGTCCTTTACAACGATCTGGACAGAAACTGGAGTCGCCACCACCTCTCCGGTTTCTTCAAGGGGCACATCCCGCATACCCAGCCAATTTTTAGCCATAAAAATATTAACCGCGGCATTGGTTTCAGCCAGACGGAACATGCTCCGGCGCAGACTTACTTTACCAACTACACGTTTTTGTGTGAAAACGACGGAAAATGTCTTGCCATATGTCTCTTTACACCACTTATCCAGCGTTTTATCAGTAATATGAAAAAACTCACATACCTCGTTGCGTGTGCATTGAATAGCGCACAAATTTTCAAACGCTTTCTGATCTATTTGCGCCCGTGGACGTCCCATCTTTGCCATGTGCCGATTATCCCATAAAAACGTGCCATGTCAAGATATTTGTGCGCCTATCTTCTTTTAAGCGCCTTCTTGCGCCATCCTCGCGCGAAATTTAGGTGTCCCTGCCTACACATCCCTACCCCTTTACCGCTTTCTCGCCTCCTACAAGTTTAGACGTGCACCAAACCCCCGTCTTTTTACGGTCTGGCGTGGGTTCGTTCCCATCCTAAATGGGTATAGGTCGCAATCCGTCGTTTGGCAGTCCTCGACAGCCCAAAAACTACCTCCCATACAATCGACGCAATTACGTCGGATTGCCCGCACATTCCCCCTGCCTTTCAATCGCAGCTTAAACAGCGCGCAGGGTTTTTTTGTCGCCATGACCATTTCACCGCCGCAATCCTTAACGATCCTCGTTAACGAGCTATTTACGCACTTTTGGCAGAAGTGCCTTATTGCCTTCCCGGATGTTACGTGTTCACCCATGTTCACCCTCCCTAATTGTTCACGTTCGACAAGTCCCCTGCGTCGCGCTTGTCCAGCCGCGCCCGAAGCTTGTCATATCGCTGGTGCATCTCGATCAGCGCCGCCTCAACCTGGCGGCAGTGATCGCCTCACTTATTCAGCGCTTCAGCCAGAAGCAGTATCGCGGCGTTCTCTGGTGCGGTCATTGCTCATCCTTTCCTGCTCTTCAAGAGCCTCTTCCAGCTTTTTGATTTCGTCTTGTGTTAGTTCAATTAGTTGTTTTTTCAGGTATATTCTACGCTCCAATAATTCTTTTTCTTCAATCGTCATCGTCGACCTCCTTAAATTATTTATTGTTTTCGTCAATTACTTCAAACAAATACCCGTTTTTCTTTTCAAGCTTTACGACATATTCCATAATCCCAGTGCGCCGGTGAAATTCTACTCTGGCCCTTGCTGTGTTTTGTCCATTCTTTGGTGTGCGCTTAATCATAATGCACGAGTCGGAATCCTGTGCAATAAACGATGAATCGCGTAAATCCTTATAAGATAGGTCGTCAGATTCCTGTTTTTTTATGTGGCATAGAAGAAAAATCACAAAATCGTTGGCAACAGCAAACCGCTTAATCCGCCGGACAATAGCTCCGATTTCCAAAGATGGATTTGAAATCCGAGCCATATCAACAAGAAAATGTAAGTGGTCTATAAAAAATATTCGTGCCGCAAATTTAAAATATGCCTCCAAACAGCGTTCCATAAACCAATTAAAGTCCTGTGATTTGTTTGATTTTGGTAGGTAAAAAAGTGGTAGCTGCGGGAACTGTTCTAAAAATTGTCGTGCCGGAACCTCATACGTAAACCAGCATGGATATTGTTTTTGTTTTGAAAACGCGACAGTAAACGTCTGTGCCAATAATGTTTTACCTTCTTTTGTAGGCCCTGAAATGATAATCAACTCGCCATCCCTAAACCCTTCACAAGCGTAATCAATTCCTGGTATTTTAGACATAACAGAAACGTGCGGGTCTTTTTTGTCGGCCATAAGACGGTCGTGAAGTTCAAAACTTGTTAAGACCTTATCGTCTCCGTCATAATCCTCAAAACTATTTCTGTCTGTGTTCGTAATCGTCAAGCTCTGCCCTGAATTTTGTAAGTTTTTCATTTGATTTCTCCAAGTAAATTTCGTCAACATCCATAAAATATTTGTAATATTGTTTCTGTTTTTCGTCTTTTTCTCGTTCGATCATTTGCTTCCATATCCCCATTGATCTGGAATAGTGGTTTATCGTGCTTCGTTCGTCTTCGATCATCAAGTTCCAGTAATAGGGATCAATTTTTACCATGATGATTCCTTT